CTCAGTCTGGCTAATGTCTTCACAAACGTAGATTCTACAAAACTCTTCTTGTTTCGGAGTGATTCCTTTCTCTACACGAGGATTAGCGACGACATTGATAGTGGGTTTGTGAGTAGCTTTTGCAAGAGGCATTTTGAGTTTCCTTCTCGTTATGATGGGACCACTTTACTAAATAGGAGGGAAAAAGAAAAGTAGCCATTTTAAAACAGCCCTGATTTGAAGTCGCGCGGACACGAAAGTAATGATCTATTGTGATCAAGATATCGGAGTCAGAGAACCATAATCCATGCTAACCCATTGAATATAGGGGTATAGTGAGATATTGTATATTATCAAATCATTAAAAACAAAAAGAGTCCTATCCATCATTTACCCCTATATAGCAAAGTCCAGATAATATACAAAAAGACCCCCTGATCAGAAAGGTACAATCAGGGGGTTTAGTGAGAGTGTGTCGCATAATGTGGGAGGTGATTATGCTTTTTTACGATACCAAAAAAAGATTTTTGACACAAGGCTTTTCCAAAAAGATTTCTTTTCTTTCTTGGGATAGAAAAAATCTACTGTTTTTTCCATGGGAACCCAAACGTCGGCTTTTGCCTCTGATGCGGATGACACAGTCACGGCTGCCGATTGAGCAGACTTAGTTGATTTAAAATTAGAACTATGCTCATTTAATTTTTTGCCGAGCGTATACACGATGTACTTATATTGATTTTTTGTAATCCCGTGGAAAGACTGTATTTGCTTTGCAGTCAATCCTTTTTCTTTATCAGTAAGAATTCTTGCCACAAACTCATCACTTGGGCGTGTTCTATCAGTTTGGCTCATTTGTTTCTCCTAATTTACTGCGGATGAAAAACATTCCCGACTTCTCAGGAATCCATGGTTTACCATCCTTAAATATAGCTTCAACTTCTTTTGACTTGCTTGCATCATACAAACAATCTGAGCATAATTTGACATATTTTTTATCTTCTGGCAAGCCTTCTGTGACGCCCTTCATGTATCCATTGAAGTCGCTTTGGAATGCTACGGGATCGGGATCAGTTGCGTACTGCTCTTCAAGCTCAAACAACTTCTTTTTGCCATCAACACGGATGCCAGAGCTATAAGCGTTCAATGCCGCTTTGTTGTATGCCTGATCATAGATAGAGATCGCGGAAAGGAAGCCTTCTTTGGTTTCTGGTGCTTGGCCTTCCTGTGCCGCTTCCATGCCGGATGCAACGCCAGCTTCTTGGCCGCGTTCTGTTTGGATCTTAGCGCCGATATCAAACGCAATGTCCCCGACCTGTTCAGCCAAGCCAGAGAGAGCCTGCAAGCGTTTAGCCTGAGAGGTGTCTACCCCTGTTGGCGTAAACCTGCCGTAGTATTCAATGCGCTTCTGAGCCATTATGTGTAGCTTTCCTTATCAAATAGACCAAGCTCGCCAGCCCTTTCAGCGCCACTAAGTAGCGTACTTGCGGCCTGAATGCCTGCTATTTGAGTTGCTTGTCTAGCTTGTCGTTCTAGTGACGCCCTTCTTAGGCGTTCTGATAGGTCAATAGTCATCTCGCTAAGACCTGCTTGACGTGCGCTTTCCAAGGCCAGACTTGCTGGCGTACCTTCCCCACTAATTCCTGCTGTTGAGAGTGCCGCGACGTTAGCCGCCAATGCTCGGTTTAATTCTTGGCGACGTGCTAGTTCTTGGCTTTGAGCCGCAAGCTCTTCCTGCTTGGCTTGCTCTTTCAGTGCTACTTTTTGAGCTTTGCCAGCTTGTATCTGACCGTAAGCCGACACACCTGCGCTTAGTCCAGCTAATATTGCAAATATTGGGAGAGCCATCAGTTACCTTCGACCTCGTATTCAATCATCTGTATGTGCATGGGCGTAGGATCAGGACACGTAATCGTCGGTATGACCTCTCTACCCCAGCCGTTAATGTCGTAAACATCCTCTATTATGCCACTTACCGGCGTAATAGGCTCAGGAGTTAATGGAGACGTATCCCCAGCAGAGCCGAATGCCCGGATAGGTACAGGGATGCCGTCAATATTTATGCCAGAAGACTCGTATACACGCAGGTTCATCCGTACGATTTTCTTCAGCCGCATCTGGTTCTGGCCTGATCCGATGTTTGTGTTTAGTGGCATAGGCTTGATCGTAGGAACAAACAACAATCCAACCTCATAATCGCCGGAATACTCTTCGTTAGCGTCTAGGGTTATCTGCCCAGAAGACACTGAACGGGGATCTAGTACATAATTCTCGGTCTCGACAAGAACCTGAACTTGTTTCGCCTCAAGATGACTCAGCCCAGTTATGTTGGAGCCGGTGCGAGCCTTCTTGGTGGAGCAATCAAGCATATAATCGAAGTCCCAGCGCTCAACAAACAGCCTAGTCACTAGGTTTATCGTGCGCTCTACTGAGATATAAAGCTCATCATCGACAACGCACACGCTCTTGATATCGCCGTCAGTGTTCCATCTGGTATAGCCGTTAATGTCTTGGCTTCTCAGCGTGTTTAAGATAGTCGCTGACCCGTCACTGTTTACGATGAACAGCCAGTTAGCGTCATCACTCGCAGTACCCGCTAGGAGCGCCATATCGACAGGCTGATTGATTAAATGCGAGGCCAGTACCGACCTATCATCGGTGGTGTAAGCGTCCTCGTTGAACGAATACAGGAAGCTCAGGATGGACTTGCCATGTCGGTCCACAAATAGGGTCGAGCCGTCTACGTCTTGAACCTCAACCTTGTTTGCACCGTGTGAAGTCTGTGGCTGAATGTTAATACTGGACGGGGTAACGGGTCTGCTGGTTACTGCAAACTCCGCGCCAGACGTAAATATCTGCAAGTTACGACCGGGGTACACGTCAACAATGTCATTGAGCTTGCGTGAAGATATAGTGGCAAAGATCCCCTCATCGTCATCGCCGTCATCAATGTCAAAGTCGAAGAATGATCCCGTCTTGGACATGAAGATTGATTGAGGCTTGGACTCAGTGCCGCCTAATACTAAGCGACCCTCATAAAAACAAATGCTGTTGGGATATCCACGAGTAGCAGACCAAACATCCTCTTTTCTTGGCGATCCATCAGCGGTTTTTGAAAATGAAACCGTATTGCTTGCATCGCCTTCAGTAAAGTAACCGGAAAATAACTCGAAGTTTTTTGTCGATTCGCCTGATATTGTGATCGTGTACTGCAATGCGCCTGTTCTTGCTACGGCTACACCCGTCTCACCAAAGACTGGCATCTCTTGCAAATTCTTTTGAATATTAAAAACGGTTGAGGCTTGCTCATCTGCCGTACTGTCACCCGCAAATGTAATGTTTTTTGACTGGATCGACTCAATATCAACTTGGAATCTGTCGCCTTTTGCCAAGCTACCGCCGCCCAATGTCAGCACTTGCACGTCATTCACGGGGGTTGGGCTTTGTGCATCGTCGAAGTCGTACTGAGGGACATTGGTAAATGGGATGTTGTCGATTAGCCAATCATCATCCGTACCAAGGTTTATCAATCGCATTGGCGCAAAGTCGCCGACGATAAGCATGACGTTCTCAACCTGAGCCACACGGATATTTTCTATCTGAGCCGATGTCAGACCGCTATATGTGGGCTTTATATCTGCAACTCTTGTATTTGGAGTGCGATAAATGCGGATGTTGTCTCGCGTAAACTCAACCAAGTAATGACGATCATCTTCCACGCTCATATCTACTAGGCGGGGAGTGCTTAAAATCGCAGACTCTTGGTATAGCGAAAGCCCTGCAAGCGTTACCGTAGCGGCACCCAAGTCAGTCGAGCCAATACGTGCCAAACGCCAGTATCTAGCTGTCTGATCAACCAATAATCGGAAGTTTTGCGGGTTAGAACCAAGCAATGGTACGGATGCGGCGTCTGTATATGTCACATCATCCGTTGAATACTGAATTTTAAACTGAGAGCTTGTGCCGCTAGATAGGCTGATCTGCCGTAAGTCCACAAACTCGATTGCCTGTGCCGATAGCAAATCCATTTTTGCCACGATATAGGGGTTAGTTGTGCTTATTCCTGTGGTGGTCGATGTCGTTGTGGCATCGTTGCCATCATTTAATACCGATGTAGTTCCGCCATTGGGCATCGTGTACGTGGGCGACATCTTTGAAATGCCTTTAACACACTCGCCGATAAACTCAGTGCCGGGCCGACGACGCATACCGCCTTGAGGGACAATCACAACATTATCGGCAGTCTCAACAGCCTGATAATACTGGTTGATATCAATACGGCCTTTCAGTAGCGGGGATAGTTCACCACTAACAAAACTTGACTGAATGAATCGAGTCTTAGCCATCAGAATTTAATCACCGAAATCTGTATTGCATTAGTAGCTGGTGCAAATGCTGTTGCCGCACTAGCTTCCATCCACGCATCAACGTCAGTTGTTGCATAGTTGGCTTGAATATATTGACCCGCCGCAAGAGTAAGAGACGCAGAAACGCCAACACTTAAGTACGCGCCGTTCTCTTTGATGGTCGTGCGCACAGACTTAGCGCCGGTATCGTTACCATTAATAGTAGGCCAGAAATAAAACGTCTTAGCCGACGCGCTATTGCTTAATAATTGGATATTTCCTGCAATCAAATACGTGCCGGCCTCAGTAAACTCAATCTTCGTATTGTCTAACGGGTCTAACTGTATGCCTCCACCATTGGTCACCGAAAAATTAAACGGCACTTGGTAGGCAGTATTTGGATTTGTAGCAGTAACATCCACATTGGAGCCAAATGTTCCGCTTCCAATGCCTGTAGCGGCCACCAAATCCTCTCTGACGACCGTTACTGTCCTAATTCCTACTGAAGTAACGCGACACATAAACGTGGTCACAGAGGCTCTTACGAGGATATAGTCGTTTACGTTGACCGATGAGTAGGCGCGATTGAAGTAACCAGCGCCCATGACAACATCCCAAGTGTCATCGGTTTGGTACGTCCACCAAGACGGTGCCGGAGTAGTTCCCCCGTGACGACTGAATGACTCGAAATCAAAAGCCATTAGAACCTCACATTAGTGAACGGGTTGCTTCGTAGTTGCTCCGTAGGATACTGCTGAGAGTCCGTGAATCGCGCCATACGGGACGCATTCACATAGGCCGCCGCCATCTCACCCCTAGCCGCAGAACTGTCTCTAATGCTTGCCGCGAAGTCCATAGCCAATGCGTACTCGATCATCTTTGCGAAGTACACAGGCCACTCATCTTCAGTGACGTTTGCAATGTAGTCAGCGTATAGAGCTTGAGATGAATTGCTGTAAACCTTGTCACCGTATATCTGATAGTTGGAATCAGGGGTAACAGTGATCAAAAACAGCATGTCAGTGGGTAGCTGGTAGATGCTTCTCCAGCCATTGGGGTCAACCGGGGTATCCGTCAGCAGAGATATCTGTGCCTTCCTACGTGCAAAGCCCCAACGATGCTTGGTTAGCTCGTTCTGGACTATGTTGTCGTAAAGATTGTTGGCAACTGTCTCGCGCCGTGATCCGCCAGTAAGTGCGTTAATCGGAGTATCCCCGATCAGAATAAGCGCATTGCTAATTAAGTCGATCTTACTCGCCATAACTCACCTAGAAATAGAATGGCCCCCGAAGGGGCCGAGGAACTTAGCTGTCGCCGAGTGCAGTTCCGGAAGCACAGTCGATTGCAGTGCCACTGTTAGACTTCACAAAAGTGATAGTAACAGCCGCCGCATCCGAGTCGCTTACGAAAATGATGTCGTTGACTTCGAGTTCATTGATTGCTGGCAGGAAGTAATCCGCGCCAGTAACAGTAGCGATTGAATCAGGTGACGCGTAAGCGTAAACCTTCTGAGAATCGCCCATACCGCCAATGCGAGAGAGCTTAGTGTAATCAAATGCCATGACTTAAGTCTCCTTATGCAGTCTTGTCGTATTGAACTTTAACGAGACCACCCTCATCACGTACAACAGAACCAGCCTTCAACATACCGTTTGAAAGCCAAGCTGTACGCTCGGGAATCCAGTTAATTTCTGTCTTCATGTCGATGCCGATAGCAAGGCCAACAGCTGGACGCTGGAAGAACCAAGAGTCAACAACGTTCGCCGCTTCAGTCAAACCACCCTCAG